TGATAAAAAATATATTAGACTTATTACAAGAAGTAAAAGGGGAAACGGAAAACATACGTATTGCACAAGGTAAATATGCTTTACCTACAAATGTTAAGAATGGCTACAAACTAATGAAACAAGTATGGAAAAAATAAATTTAGAATTACAAGCAAATACTAAAGAAGCACAAAAAAATGTTGATGACTTAAATAAAAAAGTTAAAGATACGGGCAGAAGTGCGAGAAAAGCTGGTAAAGATTTATCTGCTGGTATGCAAATTGGTAATGAAGCAGTAAGGGCATTAGATCGTTATACTGGTGGTTTAGCATCTAAATTAGTTGCAGTAGGTAAGGCAGCAAAGTTAAGTGGTAAGGCTATGAAAACTGCATTAATATCAACTGGTATTGGTGCTTTAGTTGTTGCTTTAGGTTTGGTTGTTGAATATTGGGATGAAATAGGTGAAGCATTAGGTTTTATAAATAAAGATTTAGAAAGACAAAAAGCATTAAATGATGAACTTTTAACATCAATAGATAGCCAATTAGGACTTTTACAAAAAGAACAAAAATATAACGAACAACGAGGTATTGATAATACAGAAAATCTTAAACAACAAAAACAAATACTAATAGCAAAAGATGCTATATTAAAAAGGTCTATTAAAATATTACAAACACAATTATTACAAGAACAAACTGCAGCACGTGAAGTTGGTTTTTGGGATAAAATACAAGCAGGTTTTGCAGGTGCATTAGGGGGTTATGGTAAGTCTGCTGAAATAATTTTAAAAGCTGCATCAGTTACAACAGAAGAACAAAAGAAAATAAATGTTTTACAAACTGAATTAAATAAACTAAAATCTGAAGAATTAGATATTGATTTATTACTCAATCCTCCAGAAAAAAAGAAAAAAGAAGAAAAAGTAGAAGTTGATCCAGCTATTGAAGAAAAAGCAAAAACAATAGAAGAAATTGCTAAACTTGAAGATGCTTATTTTCAAAAACAACTTGATAAACAAACACAAGAACTAAATGCAGTTAGTGAAAAATATTTTGGTTTAATAGAAAAAGCTAAACAATTTGGGCTTGATACTGCTGAACTTGAAGCACAAAGAATAGCAGAAGAAGATGCTATAAATGAAACTTATAGATTACAAGCAGAACAAAAAGAATTAGAACGTTTACAAGGTATAAAAGATATTCAAGATGAATTTAAGGTTTTAACTGATGAAGAACGTGAAATTGCAAAACTTGAAAAAGAACAGTCAGAAACAATAGCAGAATTAGAAAGGTTAGATGCAACCGAAGCACAAAAATTAGCTATTGTTGAACATTATGAATTATTAAAGCAAGGTGTAAAAGACAAAACTGCTGCACAAGATGAAGAATTAGATAGAAAAGTTTTAAATGCAAAACTTAATATGGCAAAACAAGGTTTTGATTTATTAGCTGATATTGCTGGTAAAGATAGTAAAACTGGTAAAGCTATGGCATTAGCAAGTGCAACAATAAGTGGAACTTTAGGAGTTATGAATGCTTTTGCAACTGCAAACAAATCACCAATTACTACTGTATTCCCAGCATATCCATATATACAAGCTGGTTTAGCTGGTGCAGCAGCATTAAAAAACATAGCATCTATAAAATCAGTTGATCCAAGTGGTAGGGGTAATACTGGAACTATACCAAGCGGTGGTGGTGGTGGTGGTGGTTCAGCACCAACAACTGAAAGNNTACCNCCAGCTTTTAATATAGTAGGTGCAAGNGGTACAAATCAATTAGCAGATGCAATAGGTGGGCAAACNCAANAACCAACAAAAGCATNNGTNGTTGCAAGTGATGTATCTACTGCACAAGAAATGGATCGCAATATAATTGAGGGTGCAAGTATAGGATAAACGCAAAATTTAAAATTAAAAACGTTATATAATTATGAAAATAATAGAACTTATTTTAGATGAAGATCAAGAAGATGCAGGAGTAGAAGCAATATCTATTGTAGAAAGTCCAGCTATTGAATCAGACTTTATAGCTTTAAAAGACCAAGAAATAAAATTAGCTAAAGTAGATGGTGATAAAAAAATCTTAATGGGTGCTTTGTTAATACCTAATAAACCTATTTATAGAAATGGTGCAGAGGGTGAATATTACATTTACTTTTCTAAAGATACAGTACAAAAAGCATCACAAATGTATTTAAAGAATGGCTATCAAAACAATAGTACATTAGAACACGCAGAAACTTTAAGTGGNNTAACACTTGTTGAAAGCTGGTTAGTAGAAGATGAAGTACAAGACAAATCAAGAAAATACGGACTTAATGTACCAGTAGGTACTTGGATGGGTGCAGTAAAAGTTAATAACGATGAAATATGGCAAGAGTATGTTAAGACAAATAAAGTTAAAGGTTTTTCTATTGAGGGGTATTTTGCAGACAAAATGGAAGCACCTAATGACAAAATTAAAGAGGAGTATTCAAAAGATAAAAGTGCTGAAAAGACATTAAATAAAATCATAAATATATTGACCAATAAAAAATAAATAAAAAAATGAAAAGTAGATTAGAAAAAGTATTAGATAAAATGCCTAATAAAAAGGTAGATTTAAAAGCACATAAAGTAGCTTTAGGCTTGGTAGACAATATTAACTATGAATTTCAATATTTACAAGATGAAGTTAGTAGATTATCATATTCTGTTGATGAATGGTTTGATGAAAAATTTGATGTTTTTTTTGATGCTTATTCAGTTATAAAAGATGTTTATATAAATGGATCAGAAGCGTTTATTTCTGAAGCTGATGTTGCTGGAGATATGGAAATTTTAAATGAAATAGAAACAAGGTCTGAAGAATTAGGGGTAGATGTAGAGGAAGTATATCCAAACTTTTATGAACACAAACAAACTTTAGAGTATTTAGAAGATTTAGAAAAAAGATTTGAAGATCAAAAAGCTAAATTCGAAAGGTTTACACCATAAATAAATGCCAAGAAACAACAAAAATAAAACCTTTATACCAAGTAGAACATCACCTACTGGTTCATCACGTGCTTGTTTATGCTGGGATACTAACAAGTATTCTATTGAATGTTGTGATGGTTCTATGAGAGCGCAAGGCATAGGTGTAATAACAAGAACAGACTGAAAACGCAAAAAATAAATTAAAAATCGTTATATAAGTATTATGAAAGCAACCAAAATGTTAAATGACATTAAAACACTTCTAAACATCGAGGTAAAACTTGAAGAAATGAAGTTAGAAAATGGTACAGTTATCACAACTGAATCATTAGAAAAAGGAAACGAAGTATTTATCGTTACCGATGATGAAAAAGTAGCAATGCCAGTAGGTGAATATATCCTTGAAGATGGTAGGCTATTGATCGTAGAAGAAGAAGGTATCATTGCAGATGTAAGAGATGTATCTGATGATGTACCAGCTAAAGAAGAAACTGAAGATTTAGAAGAAACTATTGAAACTGAAGTACCAGAAGAAGTAGCATCAGAAGTTGAAGCAATAGTTGAAGCAGTAGTTGAGGTTATTGCACCAGTTATTGAAGAAGTAAAATCTGAAGTTGAAGAACTTAAAAAACAATACGCTTCTTTAATGGATGACAAAGAAGAAAAAGTAGAAGATAAGAAAAAAGAAGATTTATCTGCTGCAAGAAAACCAATTACAAGAAATTCACAACCAAAATCTAACAAAACTAAAGTAGAGTTTGGAAGTGGAAAATTCGCAACAACTTTAGATAGAGTATTAAATAAATTAAATAAATAAAATAGAAATGGCAAATTTAAGAAAAACAAATCTTGCAACTACTGTAAATATCACTACAACTTATGCTGGTGAATTTGCTGGTGAGTATATTGCAGCAGCTTTACTATCTGCATCAACTATTGATGATGGGGGTATTACAGTAAAAGCAAATATTGCTTACAAAGAAGTATTAAAGAAATTAGCAACAAGTGCAGTAGTAAGTGCAGCAAGTTGTGATTTTACACCTACATCAACTGTAACGTTAACTGAACGAATTATACAACCAGTAGAATTACAAGTTAACCTACAATTATGTAAGTATGATTTTGTGAACGATTGGGAAGCACAACAAATGGGATATGGTTTAGGTCAAACTTTACCACCTAAATTTGCAGACTTTATGATTGCACACGTAGCTTCAGAAGTAGCACAAAATACAGAATTTTGTATTTGGCAAGGTGATACAGCAGCAGGTACTAACAATTCATTTGATGGGTTTGAGAAACTTATTGCAGCATCAGCAGCAGCAGGAGATATACCAGCAGGTCAGCAAGTAGCAGCAGTAGGTGGTGGTTTAAATGCAGGAAATATTATAGCTGAATTATCGAAAGTAGTTGATGCTATACCAGCTTCACTTTACGGAAAAGAAGATTTATTTTTATACATAGGATCAGCAGCAGCTAAATTTTACGTACAAGCATTAGGTGGTTTTGCAGCAGCAGGTCTTGGTGCAAATGGTGTAAACAATATGGGTACACAATGGTGGAATAACGGAAGTTTAACTGTAAATGGAGTTAAGATTTTTGTATGTCCTGGAATGTCAGCAAATAAAATGTTTGCAGCACAACGTTCTAACTTATACTTTGGTACTGGATTGTTAAATGATACAAATGCAGTTAAAGTATTAGATATGGCAGATTTGGATGCTTCAAACAATGTAAGAATGGTAATGCGTTTTACATCAGCAGTACAATTTGGAATTGCTTCTGATTTAGTAGAGTACGCTTAAAATTAATTAACCAATAAAATAGGGTAGGTAGGTTATTATCTACTTACCCTTTTTTTTTAAAACAATATAAAAAAATGGCTTGTTTATTAACAACTGGAAGAAAGATACCTTGCAAATCAGCCTTTGGGGGTATTAAAAGAGTATATTTTGCTGATTATGGTGGTATAACCGCAGTAACAGTAGATAGTACAACTAAAGAAGCTACATTAACTGGTAGCCCAACGTGGTTTGAATTTGATGTAAAAGGTAATTCATCTTTAGAAACTACTGTAACAAGTAGTAGAGAAAATGGAACTACATTTTATACTCAAACTTTAAACTTAACACTAACTTATTTAGATGCAAAAACACAAGCTGAACTACAAACACTTGCAGTAGCAAGACCATATATTGTAGTTGAAGATTATTACGGTAATAGTTTCTTGTGTGGGTTTGAAAACGGAATGGAATGTACCGGTGGTACAGTAGTCAGTGGTTCAGCTGCTGGTGATTTATCAGGATTTACAATGGTTTTTGAGGGAATGGAAGAAACTGCACCATACTTTTTAGATGCAGCAGTAACACCTGATGCAACACAAATAGATCCAACTGCATAATTTTAATTTTAGTTAATAAATTAAGCATCCTTTATAGGGTGCTTTTTTTTTACAATATAATTTCTACAAATTAGGTAATTATTTACGTTATATAGTTGATGATTATATTAACCACAAGTGCAACTGCACAATCGTTATCTGTAATACCAAGAGATTACTTAACAGATTTTATTATGTCTATACGTGATGATAGTACAAACGTAGTAAAAACATATCAAATTACGGGTGCTACACAAGTAGGTAATTATTTAACATTTACAAATATATTTAACCCTATATTAGTAGAAAATCATTTTTACGATGTAACATTAGAAACTGCAAATAGTTTTTGGAATACAAATGTTAAGTTATGGNAAAACGATACNACGNTTTGGAATGTAGATGATGCAAGTGATGGTGTTATTTATAAGGATAGAATTTTCTGTACAGATCAAGATATAGACCAAAATAATAATGACTATTATAACTTAAATAAAGGGCAATATACAACCTACAATGGTTATAATAATACTTATATAATATGAAACAAAAAAGAAATAGTAAAGGACAATTTAGCAAAACAAAGGTTTCAGAATTTGGCTTTGTTAATTTAAGTACTTACACAAGCCCAGAAATTAAAGAAGTAAACGGTGAAGATTGGATTGAATACGGTGCAGATAACAATTATTTTCAATACTTAATAGATAGATACAATGGTTCACCTACTAATAATGCTGCTATTAATGGCATTAGTCAAGCTATATATGGAAAAGGACTAAACGCAACTGATAGCAACAGAAAACCTAATGAGTACGCACAAATGATTGCATTGTTTAAAAAAGATGTAGTTAGAAAAGTGTGTTACGATTTAAAACTAATGGGTAATGCTGCAATACAAGTAATTTACTCAAAAGATCGTAGTAAGATTGTTCAATTAGAGCATATACCTATTGAAACATTACGTGCTGAAAAATGTAATGAAAATGGTGAAATACCAGCATACTTTTATT